ACATACAGTCATCACCCACCACTACGCAGCGGTCTTGTCCTGAGATCGCGTAACGGGTGCCATTGCTGCTTGAGCCACAGCCAAGAAACAGCAAGTTCCCCGGTGCCCATAGCCTTGCATGCGTTTTTCCGTTGTGAGGCACCTCGGGGATGCCGCCTGCAATAATGACCGTTTGGCCCCGCGAAAGGAGTGAGAATTGTCCTGTTAACGTGCAGTCGCGGCCGATCACGAATGTGCAATGCGCCGCGGCAGCGCTCATGGTGATCGTTATAGGGCGCTTCAGGTTGGCCTCAGGATGCACAAGAATACGAATAGCTTGACCTTCGTGCTGGCCTACTATGGTCAAATTTCGTACGGCTTCATTTTTGACCTGGGTAGGCGAAAATTCTTCTAACTCTTCAAGATTGGGCAATGTATAGCCAGGAGAACCTATAAGTTTGTAAGGATCAAAGCTGTACATACTGGCTTCTACGTATCCGATCGACATCTGTATTCCTTTGCAAGTGCATTGATCCTGATGCCGTCACGATATTTGCATTGCGTGTAAGGCGCAACTTGCTGAAATCCCACTGGGTCGAGTTGAATAGGCATAGTGGCAGATTTGAGCGGTAGTTCCACGAAGATGCAGGCCCTGAATGCACGGTAAGCTTTGACCGGCGTGCTCACGAGCCGCCGGCTGCCAGTTGCCGTAATTGAGGGCTGCGCCGCTGTCGACCCATAGCCGACTCTCATGCCAGTTGTGCCAATGTCCGATATCGGTGAGCGAGCGGACACCGCTGGCCAGCAGGCGAGGCTGGCAGCTTCGCGCCCAAAACGGTCCCATCCATCAGCCTGACAAGACCTGGAAGCGGACACAGGTCGTCATCGCTAGACTGTGGCGGAAGCGTATGGCGCCCTGAAGCCGCGGATAATCTCGACAACCAGCGTCACCTTGACGGTTAGCAGGCCCGTCTGTGTGCCCGAGCGGCAAGATTAACAACTTGTAGGGTGACACCCTCGACGCACCCGCTCTAGAGGGCGTGCCATGCCCGCCCATCACAGCCTGCACGTCGCGCTCACCCGCGAACTCTGTGACTTCGTTGCCCGCCTCGTCGCGTCGGGACGCTACCAGAGCTCCAGCGAGGTCGTCCGGACGGCGCTCCGCCTGCTGGAGCGCGCCGAAGGTGAGCCGATCGGCAGCCAAGCCAGACCTTCTGCCCCGTTCCCCCCGAGCAATCCTCGATGACATCGTATGACAAGGCGCTCCACCCGAGCCAGTTGAGCCCGGGCCGCCTCGCCGAGTTGGTGCTGGAATGCGCGGCCGACTTCGCCATCCTCACCATGGACCTGGACGGGATCATCACCTCCTGGAACAGCTCCGCTGAAGCCGTCATGGGCTGGTCTTCGGAGCAGGCGGTCGGCCAACACGCCCGCATGATCTTCACGCTCGAGGAGCAGGCGCAGGGCGCATGCCAAGAGGAAATGGCCATCGCGCGACGTGAGGGCCGAGCTGCGGACGAGCGCTGGCACCTGCGCCGCGATGGCAGCCGCTTCTGGGGCGCGGGTTCCATGACCCGGCTGGAGGACACGGACACCGGCGCGCACATCGGCTACGCCAAGATCGTCCGGGACCGCACGGAGCAGCATGAGACCGGGCAGCGCCTGATCCGGAGTGAGGCGCGCTGCCGCGCCATGCTCGGCATCAAGACCGTCGGCATCATCGTCTGGGGGCCTGGCTTCGGCTTGGTGGAGGTCAACGACGCCTTTCTGCGGATGAGCGGCTTCACCGAGGAGGACGCTCTCGGCAAGACCTGGCAGGAGCTGACGCTACCAGAGTTCTTCCCAGCCTCGCTCAAGGCTGTCCACGAGGTGAACACGATTGGCGAGGCCGCGCCCTACGAGAAGCAGTACTACGGCAAGGACGGCAGGCGCTGGTGGGGCCTCTTTGCCCCGCGCCGCATCAACGACCATGAGGTGGTCGAGTTCGTGCTAGACGTCACGGACCGCAAGCTGGCCGAGCAGGCGGCGCGGGAGAGCGATCAGCGCTTCCGGCAGCTGACGGAGCTTTCGCCCGCCCTGATCTGGTTCAGCAACTCGGGTGGCAAGCTGACCTACCTGAACCAGCACTACTACGACCTGACCGGCTCCACGCCGGAGCAGGCGCTGGGCGACGGCTGGAAGACGGCGGTGCATCCGGATGACCTGCCGCGCATCTGCGCTGCCTGGCGGGACGCCCGGGCGTGCGAGGTGCCCTACGACGTCGAGTTCCGCCTGCAACGGCGTGACGGGGCCTATCGCTGGTACCGTTCGCAGGCCACGGCACAGCGGGACGAGGCGGGGCGCATCATCGGCTGGCTCGGCAGCAACGCCGACATCACGCCCATGAAGGAAGCCGAGCAGGTCCTGCGCGCCTCGGCCGAGGCGCTGGAGCAGCAGGTCCAGGAACGCACGCGCGACCGCGACCGCATGTGGCGCCTGTCCAGCGATGTCATGCTGGTGGCCAACTTCGATGCGCGGATCGAGGCGGTGAACCCGGCCTGGACAACCCTGCTCGGCTGGGCTCCAGAGGAGCTGGTCGGCAGCGACTTTATGGCCCTGGTTCATCCGGAGGATGTGGCACCCACCCTGGCCGAGGTGGGCAGGCTGGCTGAGGGCCTGACGACGCTGCGCTTCGAGAACCGCTACCGCCACAAGGACGGCAGCTACCGCTGGCTGTCCTGGACCGCGGTGCCGGACGAGCGGTTCATCCATGCGGTCGGCCGCGACGTGCAGGCTGAGAAGGAGCAGGCCGAGGCGCTGCGGCAAGCCGAGGAAGCGTTGCGGCAGAGCCAGAAGATGGAAGCCGTGGGCCAGCTGACCGGCGGCATCGCGCATGACTTCAACAACCTCCTGACCGGCATCACAGGGTCGCTCGAACTGCTGGGCACCCGTATCACCCAGGGCCGCCTAAACGGCCTCGACCGCTACATCACCACGGCGCAGGGTGCCGCCAACCGGGCCGCTGGGCTGACCCACCGCCTACTGGCTTTCGCGCGGCGACAGACCTTGGACGCGAAGCCCACTGACGCCAACAAGCTGATCCGGGACATGGAGGATCTGATCCGGCGTACGGTCGGGCCGGAGATTGCCGTCTCAGCCAAGCTGGAGCCGGACCTCTGGACCACGCTGTGCGATCCCAATCAGCTTGAGAACGCGCTGCTGAACCTCTGCATCAACGCGCGTGATGCCATGCCGGACGGCGGCCAGCTCACGATCCAGAGCAGGAATTCCCAGGTTGATGCGCGTACCGCCCAGCGACGGGACATGCAGTCGGGCGAGTATGTTGTCATCAGCGTCACCGACACCGGCACCGGCATGCCGCCTGACGTCATCGCGCGCGCCTTCGACCCGTTCTTCACCACCAAGCCGCTCGGCCAGGGCACGGGGCTGGGCCTGTCCATGATCTATGGCTTTGCCAAGCAATCCGGCGGCCAGGTGCGGATTGCCTCCGAGGAAAGCCGGGGCACAACCATGCGCCTGTATCTGCCGCGGCATCGGGGCGACGCGGTCGGGGATGAGGCGCCAGCACATCTGGCCGATGCCCCGCGCGCCGAGGCGGGCCAGACCGTGCTGGTAGTCGATGATGAGCCCTCGGTACGCATGCTGATCACGGAGGTGCTGGAGGAGCTGGGCTACGCCGCGGTGGAGGCCGCCGACGGTGCTTCCGGCCTGGCTGTACTACGTTCCGATGCCCGCATCGACCTGCTGGTCAGCGACGTGGGACTGCCCGGCGGCATGAACGGGCGGCAGTTGGCCGACGCGGCGCGGCGATTCCGCCCCGGCCTGAAGGTGCTGTTCATCACCGGCTACGCGGAACATGCGGTGTTGCAGAGCGAAAACCTTGACCCGGGCATGCAGGTGCTCACCAAGCCCTTCGCCCTGGAGAAGCTCGCGGAACGCATCAAGGCCATTATCAACGCCAAACCTAGCGCGTAGGCTCTATGCCCCGGGCGGGACCGGCCACATCCAGTCGGATGCTGGAGCTTCCTCAAGGTCCGCTTTGATCGACATCGCCTCGAAAGCTGCCGGTCTGGTAACGGCCAGACCACGCCACGGAATGTGAATGCAGGCCGGCTGCCTTCATGTTCGCTCATGACGGTGGAGCAGACATCCCGGCGGCGAGCCCTCTACAGCCGGTCACCCCCCTTCTGCGACATCTCCAGGCGTCGCGTCTGCACGATAACTCTTGCTTATCGGGCCTAAGGACCAACCGAGCCTATGCTGCCTTCATTTCACCGATCAGCTCTGCCCTTGCAGTGAATGAACAAATCATTACGATGTCATCATGGGCAGCAGCGACCGACCTCCGCTTTTGGCGCTCCAAGAAGAAGCAGAGCGGCTGCGCATGCTCATCGCCCAAAGCCCCGAGGACCCGCAGATCGCGCCGATGCATCGGCTGCTGCAGGAGGCCAACCACGTGCTGCAAGAGGCCGTGCGAATGGGCGCTGCGATTGGCCTGCTGGTCGGGCCGATCCTCTGGTGGGAGGCGTCGCAGCGCCGGCACGAGAGCCGTACCACCGCGCTATCGGTGGTCGGAGGCAAGGCCCCTCTCCCGCGAGCCAAGCGCCCTACCTGTGAGGAGATCCGGATCCTCCGGCAGCGGGCACTTCTGGCCCACCTTGATCTTGGGGATCACCCGCGACTGGTCCAGCAGGCGCAGGCTCTCTGCCACGATCTGATGCGAGCACAGCTATTGGTCACGGCACGCCGCCTTATGCTGAGACGTGTTCAGAGATAAGCCCGGCGCTCCTGTTGTCGTCTTGGTGCGCGTAACTCTTGCAGTATCGCGCGGACGCTCCGCCCAAGTAGCGGCTGCCGCATTAGCAGTGAGGCGGGCCACCCAGGCTGTCGATCAGGATGGCGAACAGCGGGGTCAGCAAGCAGAAGTAGGGCAGCATCAGCAGGGCACAGAGGCTTCCGGCACTGAACATCGCGGTCTCTCCACCTTCACTGCTCATGTCACTAGATCAGGAACCTGATCCGGTTTGGCAGGTTCTTCTGCGGCATCCCCACCAGAGGCTGCAGCGTGAAAATGGCGGCACTGGCCAAAGCCCCCTTAGCAGCCGGCCGGTGTCGCCATGCCCGCCGCCTCTTCCGCCCGTAACCCCGCCTTATCATGTGCAACCTGTGGCTGGACGGCAGTTGCCGGACCTGTGACCCCAAACATGTCAACCTTGCCTTCTGGCCAGCCGTTGTTCGTTGCGGTGCAACATCTGGCGGAGAGTACTTGTGATGGATCATCCAGCAGAGGAGATGCCGACGAGGCTGGCACGTCTGTCTCAGCAGCAGGCTGATCTCCTGCAGCGCATGACCCAGGTGCGGCGGGAAACCGACCAGCAGATTACCCTCACCCAGGCCATGCTGCGCGCTTTCCGTCAGCCGAAGGCGTAGTCATGCTCTGCAGCGGCTTTGGCATCGGCCCCCGAAGACCAGGGCGCGGCCTATCCGCCGACACCGCTCTCCAGCAGCCCCCATTTTGTCGCCATCGCCTGACGTTCGGCATCTGGCAGGGTGCTGCCCGCTCCTCCTTTCCCCTTCCCCATAGCCTTCTTTTTCACTGAAGAGACTTCGGCTGACCGAGCTTCGGTATCGCTTACGGCCCACTGCGCCGGCGAGGCGAAGAGATACGCAGACGTCCACTGGCACCAGCGGCCGGCAACCGTCAGGCCACGCCGCACATGGCCCATGATGCCGACCGCCTCGATCCGTTGCAGGGCGAGCTGCACCGTGGAGCGGGCGCAGCCGGACCAAGCCGCCAGCTGACCGATGCTGGGGTCACAGACGCCATGCCGAGACGGCCCGCGGTAGAGCAGTGTCCAGAGCACCAGGATGCCGGTGCGGCGCAAGGCACCGCCGTGCAGGCCGGGCTGGTGGCTGCGCCGCTCCAGGCGGCGGGCGGCTTCCATGATGCGGCGGCGGTCGGCATCGCCGAGGCGCTGGCGCTGCCAGGCGGCAACGCGCACGGACCCGGCGCGGGCCGGGCGTGGTGAGACAGGCATGCCCATGCTCCTGGGCCGCCAACAGGACACAGTTTCCCGTTCCGCGAATCTTGCGGCTTAAAGCGCGAGTGCCTATCTTGAGCAGGCATTTAAGTGGTTTGCTCGTTCCGCCCTGGCAGGCGGTATAGGCAGTGATTACGGGAAGGGGTTGTTCTGGCGGTTCTGCTGGGGCGGCCCCTTTCTCGTTTCTGGCCCCGAGGATTCGAGTCCGTGTTTCAGCATGGCTTTTGCAGCAGGGAAGATCAACATCTCACGCGATAGCCGCCGCGTGTAAGCCATTGATGTTCCTTGGTTCAGAACATCCGGATAGTCGGCACTCCGGCTTACCGACATATCGGTTGACCGGGAAGCCGGAATGCCGGATTTTCAGTTCATGGCACCTCAAATCCTGGCTTTGGCCAGCACAAAGGGCGGCGTAGGCAAGACCACGCTCGCTTTTTGCCTAGCAACAGAACTGGCGCGTCGGTTAGCCGACGTGTCGGATAGTCGGCATGCCGACATGCCGGGTAACCCGATAGTCGAGTGCATTGACGCCGATCCGAACCAGACCCTGTACCAGGCGATTCGCCGAGGTAAGGCGAAGGGCGTCCGAGCTGAAGTGGCCAATGGCGAGACTCTGCTGGCGGCTGTCGCCGAGGCCAGCAAGCGGGCCGGGCTAATTGTGATTGACCTGGAGGGCACCGCCAATCAGGCCATGCTCTATGCCTGCGGTAAGGCGAACCTGGTTCTGATTCCAGCCCAGCCATCGCTATTCGATGTGGTCGAGGCGATGAAGACCCATGCCGTAGTGGAGCAGGCAGCCGACTTGACGCGACGGGAGATCACCACCCGTGTGGTCCTGTCTCGCACCCCTGTCCTGCGGCAGCGGGTAGTCGAACATAGCCGTAAGCAGTTCGCCGAGCGGGGGCTGCCTATGCTGTCCACCGAGTTGATGGAGCGGACCGCCTTCCGGTTGATGACCTATACGGGCAGCCCGCCCTGGGAAGATGACCCGGAGGGTGGGGCGGCCGGCAATGTCACTGCGCTCGGCGATGAAGTGGCGGCGCTGCTGGGGTGGACTGACAATGGCTAAGCGTCCTTCGGCACCAATCCCTGACCTGAACGATGATGAGCTCCGGCAGCGTCTCCAACCTCTGGCTGACCGCGTCCTGCCAAGCACGCCAGCAGCTCCCCCGGCGCGGCCTACGAAGCCGAAGCGCCAAGGCATGGAGTTTGCGCTCCCTGAGGCGGTCGCTCTTGAGCTTAAAACCAGGGCCGCGCGACGGAATACCTCTGCCACTACCGTGCTGCTGGAGATCCTGCGTGACGCTGGTTATCCGGTGGTGCCGGCTGACTTCGTTGATCTGCGCAAGGTACCTAGAAAACTCGGATAATTGGAAAACCGGATACCCGACATGTCGGATATCCGGCATGTCGGTGTTCCGATTATCCGAGTTTCCGGACAGTCGGAATGTCGATGGTACCGGCAGACTTCGTGGATCTGTGTAGGGTGCCCTGGAAACCCGGCTAGTCAGTTAACTAGATTCCGACATGTCGGCATGCCGACTATACGGGCCTCCGGATAGTCGGTATCCAGTGGTCTGCTGGTCAGGAATCAGCGACACCCCATGTGCTGGCCGCATCTATCCAGCCGCGGCGTGATCCCAGAGAAGCCTTCTTTCAGGTACTGACAGCCGGTACCAAGTTCGATCAGCAAGCACCCGATTGCTCCGACCGCCTGACGGGTCTGTATCGTTGCTCGGGATCTCCAGCAGGAGCTTCAGCACCAGTCACCACGCCAGCAATGCCACAGTAGCCCAACCTGATGCTGCCGAAGCTCTGGAGTTTATATCGATGTGGCAATATGCTTGTGGTGTAGCTTCCTCTGAGGGTTGATCCGCCATGGCGACTTATACGTTGGGTACTATCTATTCCACAGAATACACAACTGTGACCGCCAATTTCAACCAGGGTGATGGAATTTATACTTTCACCGGAATCTATGGCCCTTCCGGCACAAATACTTTTAACATTGGGTTTTCAATTGTTGGCCCTTCCGATTATCGAGCTAGTGCCGTGTTTACCAGTAGCGTCTTGAAGGATTACTGGAACACAGGAGATTACACACCAGGCCTAGTGTTTTCGGCGAATATATCCACAACCGAAGCCCAAGCGGGGAGTGCTAGCGGATTAACGAACTACGAAGGTATTTACAGCACCTATTCAGGATTCGATAGATCTGTACTGCAAATATCTTCATCTCTGGCTCCCGGAAACTACTGGCTTACTGTCGTACCTAGAGGAATTGGGCTTGGTGAAGTGAACGCGCACTTCAAATGGACCATAGACGTGTCCGGGCTTGATGGTGAACCTATTGTGTCTGTGTCAGACAGCACTTTCACCGAGAATGATGATCCTATCCGAGCTGCATCCTTGACCATTGAAGCGTCAGGGGCAGCTACCGAGCCTTACGACATCACAGTGACGGTTCCCGCTGATGCGCCAATTTCACTGGGACTATTTGGTGCACGCACAACGACGGTCACGATGCCCGCATACACGAAATCGGTGGTGGTTCCATTTTTATACCCTGGCGACGATAAGCCCGGCCGCGATGCAACGTACACGGTTTCCATATCATCTAAATACGGAAACGATACCGCAACGATGATGCTTGTTGACGACGATCTTGTAGAACTAGCGATCACTCCAGGTGCGTCGGGTCCGTTGGTGATCACAGAAGGGAAAGATGCAGGCGCAATAACTGTGACAGCCAAAGAGGCTGCAGATTACCCTGTGGAAATCACGTTCTCTTTGACAGACCCTGCGGCATTGGCTGAACTGGAACTCCTGAATGGGGGGAAAATTCTTCTGCCAGCTGGGCAAAAATCTGTAACAGCAAATATTGTCAAAGCGATAGAAGACAAGCCAGTCGAGCTCACTGATGTGGCGCTGCTGAAGTTCAGCGCGAACGCGGTTGGCGTTGATAAATCGGTGATCCTCACTGCATCGTCTACAGAAGGCGTGGTGCATATCAAGGATGCTGCCACCGCAGGCCTCGATTCCAGGCTAGATCTCGCATCTTACAACTATATCACTTCCAGTCGGGACGGTTTACTTGATTTGATCAAGTTGATCCACGTGAGCAAAGATACAGTAAAATCTGTAGATCTTTTGAAAAAGATGCTCGGGCCGATGGCAGCAGGGGTGAATGGCGCAGCGGCTCTCGCAGAGCTTCAACAAGACTTGGCTGCGGGATCGACACCTGAAGCAGATTATAACGCTTACAAGAAGTTCTTCGTAAACGTCATGGACCAAGGGGTTGGCAACCTCTTTGCTGCTGGCGGAGCGGGAGCTGTTGCCGCATTGACAGCAGCGGCCCCTCTGACTGGCGGCGCTTCACTGCTGGCTGGCGTTGCGGTAGGGCTGACTGTAAATGTAATTTACTCAGAACTGATCTCATCGCATATCAAGGAGCAGATGGCTCTACTCTTTGCCGAGGCATTTCCATTTTCAGCTTATAAAGCGCTTGAAGCTCCTTCCGCTCCTCTTTTTGATCTCAATTTCTACACCAACGTAAACGGGGATGTTGTTGCGGCTGGAGTGGACCCGCTCATTCATTTCCAAAATTGGGGTTGGCAAGAGGGCCGAAGCCCGAACTACTTTTTCGGCACAACAGATTATCTGAATGCGAATCGTGATGTGCAAGCTGCCAATATCAATCCTTTTGACCACTACAATCACTTCGGTTGGCACGAAGGGCGCGACCCGGGGTTCTCCTTTGATACCAACGCCTACTTAGCCAAAAACCCTGACGTAAAAGCAGCAGGAATGAACCCGCTCGAGCACTACCTTGCATTTGGTAAGGCCGAAGGCCGACAGATTGAGGTGGCAGTATTTGATGCGCACCCCGTTAACGGCATCGATCAAGGCTTCTATCTTGCTGCAAACCCAGACGTAGCAAAGTCCGGCATGTCAGCATCCGAACACTATGCGCAATACGGTTGGAAAGAGAGTCGCAATCCAAACGCCTATTTCGATACTGCGCGCTACTTGGCTCAGAATGAAGATGTTGCTGTAGCGAACATCGATCCCTTGGAGCACTACATGACGTGGGGCTGGAAGGAAGGACGTGAGGCTTCAGCGCGCTTTGATACAAACGCCTACCTTGCAGCGAATCCTGACGTAGCAGCTGCGGGCGTCAATCCACTCGAACACTGGCTCAACTATGGCATCAATGAGGGTCGGTCGACGGGAGCTACTGAACTGCTCGGCTGAGCGGAGAATGCCGCTGCAAAGCGCTCCATCGAGATACGCGACGGCTGCCAGGGCTTCCGCCTCGGTGCAGCCGTTCTGGGCGGCGCGGGTGTGCAGCGCGCGGATGCGTGCCTGATGCTCTCAATATCAGGCACGGCTCGTCCCTTCTTTGGGTGCCAGGATCTCGATGAACTCGTCGCAGGCGGTTTGAATGGCTTCCTTCGGTGCCATCCCGCGCCAGCGCACCGCCTGACTGTCAGCGGCGCGACGCACCGCCGTCAGGGCATTACGCACACCTTCCGCGTGTCCATTCTGGAAGCCCTGCAAGCGGGCCTCCTCGATGTCGAGCAGGTGTCTCTCCTGCTCGCTGAGCATCGGCTCACAGCGCAGCAGTTTGCCGCGCATCACTGTCACGCGGCGTCTTCCCACGGCTTGCAGTGTCGGTCGTAGGCCTCCTGCGGCGTCATCCCTTCCGACCAGCAATCCTTCCAACGTTGCGGCCGCATGGCCGCCGTTTCGCGCACGCGCTCATGCGGCGCCTGGCGCAGCAGCCGGCTGAAGCGCAGCATCCAGTCCTCCAAGGAACGGGGCGGGCGAGGCGGCCGGGTGGCGGTAGCCTTGGTCTCCGCCGGTTTCCAGGCCGTGTAGGGCACCATGCCGAGCGTCGCCGCCACGGCCGGCGTCATGTCGCGGCTGGCGCCCTCGACCATCACCACGGACGACTTCGACAGGCCATGCTGGCGGGCATAGGCGGTGGGGCCGCCAGCGGTGCGCACGGCCGGACGCAGCAGGCCCAACACGTCGTCGTTGCTGCGTAGCGGCTCCAGCATCAGCGTCTGCGACATCGAGGGCGCGAAGTCGGGCAGGGCGTCGCCGCCCGGTACCAGGCGGAAGCCCGTCTGCAGCTGGCGCAGAACGCTCGCATCCACCGGCACCAGCTCCGGCCCCACAGACCAGCCGGCGCCATGGCAATGCGTCAGTTGCTGCCCCGCCAGCAAGCGCAGCGCCAGTTCGCGCAGGGTGGTGACGCGGGTGGATGAGCGCAGGATCCCGCCAGGCATGCGGCTCACTCCGCGCCTGAGTCACCGCGCGATGCTGGTGCAGCGTGCGGCGGGCATGGGTGGCCCAAGTGGTGAGCGCGCTGTGGTCCTGGCCCGGGCCGGCGATGATCTGGCCGGCGGCGATCGCTGCCTCCATCTGCGTCAGCAGCTGGTAGACCTCCAGCGGGCAGGCCACCGGCGGATGCAACGCCACCAGGAAGCGGGAAGGCGCACCGGGCTCCGGCGCAGAGCGCAGCCAGCCATCGGCGTCCAGGCCGCGCACAATCCAGCGGATGACCTGGCGCAGCGAGACGCCGGCATAGGCGTTGCCCGGCCCCTGCAGCGTGAATCCTTCCAGGATGCTGGCGACAGTGATGGCGGCGCCATCGGCGACGTCCTGGATGTCCTGGATGTCCTGGCTGTCGCGGGTCGTGGGGGCGGGCAGGGCAGTCCGCTGCGGCGGCAGCGCCACCACCGGCGGCGGGACTTCCTGCACCGAAGCGGTCGCGGCGATGCGACCGGGCACCGGCGCTGACCGTCGTGCTGGCGGCGCCGATTTCGGAGCCGAAAACCCGAACAGGTCCATCAGCGGCGCCCCCACAGCCAGGGATCGGGCAAGCCCGCCGCTTCGCAGAGGACATTGCCGGCGACCTTCCAGGCCTCGCTGTCGCGGCCGAGGGCGAGGAAGCCTTCACGCGCCCAGGGCATGGTGCGCAGCAGACGCACCAGCCGGCTCAGATCCTCCATCGCCGGCGGCTCGCGGTGCATGCCAGGCCCCAACTCACCCAGCGCGGCCCGTAGCAGGACCTCGCCCGAGGCACAGCGGTCGGAGCCCAGGGCCCAGAGCAATGCGGCGCGGTAGTGATCGCGCTCGTCCATCATCTGGCCAGCGATCGCCGCGGCCGCGCCATCCTGTTGCGGATCGGGCGGCACCATGCGGAGGGGAAGGCGAGGGAGCATGTCTTCAGACCCCCGGCCAGATGGCAGCGAAGGCGGCGCGCTGCTGCGCCTGGGTCGCAAACCATGTAGCTTCGGCCTGGTGCTCAGCCGACAGGGCAGGGTCGCCATCGGCCAATGCGGCGTAGGCCAGCGCCCGGTTCTCGGCCGCAAGCATCTGCAGATAAGCGACGCTGCGCGAGGCACTGGCATGCGGCCGGCGGTCGCGCTCCTGGCGGCGCCGGGACGCCTCGCGACGGGCCGCTTCGGCGAGGAGCTGCGCGCGGGCGTTGCGAACGAGCCGGATGGTGGAGCGGGTCTGCTGGCGCCAGCGCTGCGTCATGCCGGCGGCGGCGACCGCCAGGAAGGACAGCAGAGCGGGACGGGCGACGGTCGCCGAGGCAACCGGAGGAACGCTGATCGAGACTGCCACTGAGGCCTCCTCACACGGGGTGTGGCGGCATAGTGCAGTATTTCTGCATATCGTCAAAGGATAAATGCAGAATTTCTGCATTGCATGAACAGTCCTGGCAGATTTAGACTGTTCACGTATTGTTCTTATGTGCTTCCCTGGCAAGGGAAATCAGAAGGAGATTCGCCACCATGCACCCGCGGCTAGACGAGATCGCTCGGAAGGTAGAACCCGCTTATCGGGGAAGCACCATCAGGCTTGAGATCTTGTCTGCCAGCTCCTTTGGAAGCCCATACAGCTTTCCACGGAAGATCCAATCCATGGTGACGCCATAGCGGTCGCACAGCTGCGTCGCGACATACGGGTCGATATAGTTATCGCCTCGTTTCCAGTTTCCCAGCTTGCTGTTGCTGACGCCAACCGATCTGGCGATCTCGGCATCCGTGCTGCCGATCGCTTGGCAGAGCAGGGAAAGGTTTCGTCCGACCTGGCGCTTATGGTCACTGCTATTCATGGCAGAAATTCTGCACCGCTCTGACCTTTCGTGCGTTGCAGAGTATTGGATTGACGGAATGCAGAAATTCTGCATCATGAGCGCATGATCGGAACACCCCTTGAAGCGGCCATCACCGCTGCCGGCGGCCCGGCTCCCTTCCGCGAGGAAGTGGGGATTTCCGTGCGCACGCTCGCTTCGTGGAGGAAGCATGGTGTTCCTGATGTTCGTTGGACCGAAGTTGCAGCTGCCTCCAAAGGCACGGTGACTGTGCAGGATTTGGCTCTGGATCGCGCTCGGCGCTTAGCTCGAGAAGGTATGCCCGTGCTGATGCCAGTTGCTCCGGAGCCCGCCTGATGCAGCGGCACTTAGACACTGGCTGCTGCCGCAGCCTGTCGGGCGTGGCCTGAAACCATGACGGTCGGCCTCCTTTCCCTTCTACAGGATCTGCGTCCCAGAATTTACGCAGGACGCAATTCTCGTTTCCGCAGGAGGAAATAACCCGCGCCCTGAGCAACTAGCCCGCGCCTTTTAGGCCTGCCGGCGGCTCCGCGCGCGGATCGCTGAACCCTTTCGCTGCCCCTTTCGGCCTCTCTGTCGCCTCGCCTGTCGAGGCGCGGACGCTGAAACGCTGCGCGCTTGTCCTGACGGCCGCCGGTTGCACGCCGGCATCTGGAGCCTTTGCTATGCCCGCCGCCGAAGAAACCCTCCATCGGCTTACTCGCCGGCACCTGGCGCCCCCTGCGCCCTGTGCGGAGACCATCCGGCGCGCCCAGGCGCACGGCAGGCAGCGCCCCGTCCGCCGTGCTGTGGCCCAGCACGGGCAGAAAGCGCTGCCGCCAATGAAGGGGGAGACGCCGGCACACCCCGCGCCCGCGTCCCCTGTCGATGGTCCTCACCATGCGCAGAGCCTGCCCAGCCGCTGCGCCCCCGGTAAACTGGAGCGTGTCCATATGACCGGCAATTCACAAGCCCTGGCGCAACGTGCCGCGGTGGAAGCCAAGGTTCTGAAGGCGGCGACGCGCCAGCTGATCGAGCGTCTGGGCGGTCTGGAAGCGGCGGTCGCGGTACTGCGAACAGATGGCGGCCGCCGGGTGCGGCGGTCCCAGATCTCCAATTACCAGAACCAGCACAGTCAGCAGTTTCTGCCGCCGGATCTGATTGCGCGCTTGGAGCGCGCCGCCGGCGCCCAACTGGTGACGGCGGAGCTGGCGCGCATTCATGGCTTCGCGCTGGTCCGGCCCGATCCCGGCGCCGGCCAATGCGTCGTGCGGGAGTTGGCGGAGCTGGCGGCTGAGAGTGCCGATGTGGCGCGTGCCTTTGCCGCCGGGCTCGCCGATGGCCGCCTCTGCCCCGAGGACTTGGTGCGGATCCAGCGGGAGACGCTGGAGTTGCACGCCCAGTCCGAAGACGTGCTCTCGGCCGTGGCGGCGCAGCTCGCCAGCGCCTCTCAGCCCATGGCTGCCGCGCCATGACGCCTTTTTCCGAGATCTCGCCCCCGAACCCCCTTCGGGTGGGCGAGGGGCGACCCGCCGCCGCGCTCCCCCCTGCACATCCCCAGGGTGGCGGCGGGCGCCTGATTCCCTGCTTCCCCTCTTCCCTGCGGTCGCGTGCATGCGACCGCAGGCGGCTTGCTGGATAACGGCCATGAGCATCCCCTGCATGAATTGGGTCAAGGGCATGCACCGGACCCGGATCAAACCGTCGCCACGCAGCGTGCTGCGCGAGCTGGCGGATTTTGCCGATGAGCGGGACGAGTGCTGGCCTTCAGTGGAGACGCTCAGCGACTGCACCAGCCTGTCGAAGCGGGCCGTGCTAGACGCTTTGGCGGTGCTGGAGGAGATGGGGCTGATCGTCGTCATGCGGCGCCATCGCACATCCTCGCGCTACCGGCTGAACCGCCACCTGAATCTGACCAAGCCGCTCTTGGGTGCGCCATCTGCACCGAAGACCCGCAGCGCGCGACGCGCCCAGAAAAAACCTCGCCTGGAACACGAAACTTCTGAAATTCCTGTTGCCGCATCCGTCTGCGGTGCAAATGGCGCACCCAAGCAAGCCGCCGATGCAAGGCCTGGCTGCGGTGCAAATTCCGTTGTTCCAGCGGTGCAAATTTCGTCAATTTGCGGTGCGCCATCTGCACCCCAACCACCAGAGAACCACCAAAGAACCACCAGGGGGGAGGGCGCGCAGGCGCGCGCGACCCCCCGCCCCCTGGATCGGGATTGGCAGCCATCGGAGGAGGACCAGAACTTCGCTCGCAGCCTCGGGCTCGACCCTGAGCCGGTCGCCCGCCGCTTCCGGGACCACTTCCTCGCCACTGGCCGCCCCCTCGCCGACGTCTCGGCCCGCTGGCGGATCTGGTGCGCCGAGAACGCCGAGCGGGCTGGGGTGACGGCTTCGGCCCCGGCGACCAGCGCGGCGCCGGCGGCGGCCGAGCCGGCAGCCCCGGCTTGCGAGATCGCCAGCCTCGACGCGGCGTGGTGCGGGGTGCATGCCGCCCTGCGGCAGCAGATCGAGGCGGCCGAGTACCGCGCCTGGCTGAGCCGCCTGGTGCTGCTGGGGGTTGAGGAAGGCTACGCCTTGATCGCCGCGCCCGGCCGCTTCCACCGCGACCACGTGGCCGGCCGCTTCAAGCCGCAGATCGAGGTGGCCTGCCGCTCGCTGCTGCCGGAGTGCCGGGGCATCCTGCTGCAGGTGGCCGAACCGGCCCGGCAGTGCGCCTGATGGACATCGAGGGCATCTCAGGAATCGGGCTTTCGACCGGAATTTTTCCGGCCAACCCAACCTGGGGCTGAATTTTTCTTCACGCGAGTGTGAGCATCTTCTATTCTCGTTCTGCGCCGAAGGGGGCTCCGGCGCGGGGGCGGACATGACGGCCACGGCCGTAGCGGCAGTTTTGATCACCGGGGCAGCCGAGGCGGCGCCGGTCCAGCGCAACACCTTGACCCTGCCGACGGGCGCCATGCCCCGGCAGGACAACCAGCCGGCCGAAGTGGTGGTCTTCGATGAAGCCCGCCAGGACCTGCCGAAGCCGTGGGCCTGCCCCGACGAGGTGGCGGACACTGCGCGGCAGCAGCGCGCCGAGGCGCTGGAGCGCGAGCGGCAGTCCCGTGCGCTGGCCAGCGAGATCCTGCGCCAGCGGCAGGATGGCGAGAATGACGAGAACCTGACCGCGATGCTGGCCCGGCCGCAGCGCCTGGTGCCCATCGCCTTCCTGTCCGATGACACCCTGAAAGCGGCGCTGACCCGCCAGTTCGCCGACAGCCACCTGATCGACCGGATGTGGGACAATGGCCAGCTGAACGACTGGCAGTATGCCGCGGCGAACAAGCTGCTGGGCCTGTTCAACGATGCCGGGCTGTTCTCCTCCAAGGTGGCGCAGATCGGCCGCAACGGCACCGGCGTCGCTGAGATGAGCGACGGCATGGCCCAGGCCCGCCGCGCCTGGAACCGGCTGATGGAGGAGATCGGCTATCCGGGTGACGAGCTGCTGACGAGCCTGTGCCTGGAGGAGCTGACGGTGCGCGGGCAGGCGGCGCGGGCCGAGGCGCTGGTGCAGGCCCTGCGCCATCTGGCGCGGCGCTGGGGCATCGACATGACTTGACGTGGCGGCGTCGAAAACGGTAAGCAAACCGCACCGCCACGATTGCGCCCGGAGCCCCACGGTTCCGGGCGCTTTGCGTTTTAGGGCTCCTGAGCCGCCGGCGATCCACCTGGAAAACCCGAAATGCCCCCTTCCACAGACACGGCCGAGGCCGTGCTGGAGGGCGCGCGACCCTTCGCCTCCGCTGAAGAGGCATGGCTCTGGACCATGGCCGTGCTGATCGCGCGCCGTGACGGCGCCGGGCCTGTCCTCACGGTCGAAGGTGTCGCGCGCCCGTGTGAGCCGGACGATGTGCTGAAGTGCATCGACCGGCTTTACCGCCAGCGCCGCATTCATCTGGAGCATGCGCGCGTGCTGCGCCTCTGGGGGGAGCGGCAAAGCGCGCCGGATCGCCTCCGCCACCAGGGCGACTATCGCCTGTGGCAGGAAGCGCTGACCCGGCTGACCTGGCCGCTGCAGCTGAAGGGCATCGTCACCACGCGGACGCTGGAGCGGGTGGCCTGATGTTCGATTGCACCTGCCCGGCGTCGCGCGGCCTGCAAGGTCGGATCTGCGGCGTGAATCACTCGGATTGCGAGGCCCTGAAGGGGCTCAGCAGCGCAGCCCTTGGTGTCGTCGTTACGCCGACTTCCGCGCCGCCAGTGCCAATCCTCGGTCTGGATCAGGCGCCGGCCGGTGTAACAACGGCCGCAACGACGGTGTGCGGTTGAAACGGGCGGCTTAGTGCCGCCCGGCAGCCTCATCTTCGAGGAAGCGCTGCATGGCCTGCCATGCTTCGTCTTCTTGGCGCAGCAGGATCTGAAGCCGCATGGGGTCTGGCATCGGGCGGAATGTCGAGGCGTGCTCCTCGACGGCCTTCCGAGCGGCCTTCCAGGCCAGGACCAGTGGCTGCCACTGCCGGTTCCAGTAGGTGAACGGACGTGCGTCAGGCGAGGATACCTTGGTGAGAGCCGAATCGCTTACGTCCCCCGGCTTCATCGTCTCATCGTCCCAGGTCACAGGAACTGACCAGCCCTTCGGGATAATCGCGTATCGAGGCGGTTCACTAGGGCCAACCATAGCCCTCGGGGCACCTGTGACGGTGCCAAGACCGAAGATCTTATGGTCCACCCGATCCCCTTCCTCGAAGAGGCATGGCTCGTGGGTCTGAGGCTTCATCTAACGTGCGCTCCATCTGGCTGAGTAGTGCCGCAGAGGCGATTCTGCCTCCTTGCGTCGCCCGAAATCAGCCTCTGGTCTTCTGCACATTTCGTCAAACGACCGTTTCGTAGTGTTCACCCCTCCGACCCATAATCGGGATCCAGAATGGCCCGCAAAACCCCGCTGAAGAGGCTGGGGGGCGGGGACGGCGTTCCGGGGTTCGTCGCCTACTACCGCGTATCCACCGACAAGCAGGGCGCCAGCGGCCTCGGATTGGAGGCCCAGCAGGAGGCGGTTGAGCGCCATGTGCGCGCCGCCGGCGGCCGCATCCTGGACGTGTTCCGGGAGGTGGAGAGCGGCAAGAAGAATGACCGCCCCCAGATCCTCGCGGCCATCGCCGCCTGCCGGTCGCGCCGCGCCACGCTGGTGATCGCCAAGCTGGACCGGCTGGCCCGCAACGTCGCCTTCGTCTCCAACCTGATGGAAGCCGGCATCGAGTTCGTCGCTTGCGACAACCCGCATGCCAGCCGCCTGACCATCCACATCCTGGCCGCCGTGGCTGAGCATGAGCGCGAGATGATCTCGGCGCGCACCAAGGCTGCCCTGCAAGCAGCCAAGGCGCGCGGCGTGAAGCTCGGCAACCCGCAGCTCCGCGCCGGCGACGGCGCCGCCGTCAGCCAGGCCACCCAGATCCGCATCGCCAAGGCCGCGCAGCACGCCCGCGATGTGCTGCCCGCCATCCTGGCGGCGCGGAAGGCCGGCTGCGCCAACCATTCGCAGATCGCCGAGGCGCTGACCGCGCGCGGCATCCGCACACCTGCAGGCGGTGACGTCTGGCACCCCGTGCAGGTGGCCCGCATCCTGAAGAGGACCTCCGCCTGATGGCCACCACCTCGAAGTCGCGCGCCAAGACGGCCGCGGCGGATCCGGCGCCGGCGGCGCCCGCCGGCACCAACTACCCGGTCATCACGGACCCGGCGCTGGTGAAGCTGGCCGCCGAGTACGCCAAAGCCGCGCCGGAGAAGAACCGGCTGGAGAAGCGGCTGAAGGAGATCAAGCCGGTGCTGCTGCAAGCGATGGGCGATGCGTCCGTTGCCTACGCCGGCACGCATGTGCTGACGCGCACCGACGTGGCCGAGCTGCCGGAAACGGTAGGGCCGAAGATCACGCGCTCCATGATCGGGAAGCACATGCCCGGCAAGGAAGGCCGCAAGGCCTACACCATGCTGGAGGTCCGCTGATGCCGCAGACCCAGCGCCCCGTGGCGCTGCTGGTCTCCCGCAGCATGGCGAAGGCGCACCAGCTGGTGACCACCGAGTTCGGCTGGGAACCGACGGGGCAGGGCCAGTACCGGACGCCGGAAGGGCAGGAGGTGCATGCGGTGGCTGATCGATCAACCGGCTTCATGCACCGCCCGCACGGCACGCCGGTCTACCTGCTGGCCAACTGGCTGCTGCGCGATGACCAGCGGGTCATCAATGAGAAGCTGGCCAGCGGCGTGCTAGTGCAGGTGCCGCTTCTGCGGGCTACGCCTGGAAGGGCAGCTTTGGAACAAGGCTCGTGAGGTGCCCAGCCACTGCCACACCTACCATGGCCAGCCCGACCAGGGCGCCTGCGATCAATGGCGCCGCGAGAGCGGTAGCAGCGATGGTCCCGACGGTAGCCAACATGATGCCCTGCCCTTCTGAGAGACCGAAATCTCTGGTTGATAACCAACACGAAAGGCTCTCGCAGGTTGCGTGGCTGTGAGTCGCATCCTGCCTACGGCGCATTCCGTGAAGCCCGACTTCCGCGCCGACTTCCGGCCCATGACGCGGGCGCTGGATGACCTGGCGCGGAAGCAGGTGCCCTTCGCGGCTGCCCAGGCGCTGAACGATGCTGCCGCCGCCGCGCAGATCGCGGTGCGGCGGCAGCTGCCTTCGATCTTTGACCGGCCGACGCCCTTCACCATGAACAGCATCGGCGTGCAGCACGCCACCAAGGCGACGCTGGAGGCGCGGGTCTTCGTGAAGGACAAGCAGGCCGAGTACCTGGAGCTGCAGGAGACCGGCGGTACCCGGCAACCGAAGAAGCGGGCCATCCTGCTGCCGCGCCAGATCCGGCGGAACCAGTACGGCAACATGCCCAGGGGTGCGGTGGCTGCGGCACGCGCCAAGCCCGCCACCTTCAGCGGCAAGCTCGACGGCGTGCCAGGCCTCTGGCAGCGCCTGAAGGGCGGCGCCACCAAGCTGCTGGCCTTCTACGCAACCAAGGCAACCTACCGACCGCGCTTCGGCTTCAAGACGCGCACCATGAAAGTCGCTCGGGCGGCGTGGCCTGCTGCCTTCCGCCAGTCGCTGGCGAAGGCACTGGCATCGGCAAGGAAATGAGGATGGACGTCGTTAGATCTGTCAGGGTCAAGTTCTCGGTCTCCGAGATCGTCCAAGGGCTGAAGAAGCTCTACCCTGACGACCCACTGGTGCAGAGCATGCCGGGAGGCGAAGAGCGGCGCGTACCTGGCATCGCGTGCTTCGGGGACCAGTTCGGTGTCTCCCTCTCCTGGGAACAGCTGCCCGAGCCGAAGGACGATCCGGCCTCCTGAGCCGGAGCCCCTACCCCCCTTCTTGGGTCCTTCCCTGGGGGGTAGGGACCCGCGGGACAATTCGCCCCCCCGCCCACCTCCAGCTACGGAATGTGAAATCGTGTCCGCAGTGTCCGCAGTGTCCGCACCGGCTGCGGACGCCATCTCCATTCGCGAGTTTGCCCGCCGCGAAGGCATCAACGACAAGGTCATCCGCCGCGCCATAAATGGCGGATATCTCAAGCCTTTGCCCAACGGCATGTTGTCGGCCGCGCTGGTCGGCACCGGCTGGCGCAAGGCCAACCGGCATGCGGACACAGGTGCGGACATGAGCGCGGACAGTGCGGACATGTCCGCACCCACTGTCCGCACTGCCGCCCCGCCAGTGTCCGCACCTGGCGCGCCGCAGGAGGCGTTGGAAAGCCAGCCACAAGGCGGCGCGCTGAAGCGTCGGCGCAGGGCAAAGGCCGCCGAGGAAGAGGAAGAAATCGACCTCGACGCCTTCGCCCGCCAGGTGCTCAGCGGCGACATCCCGCTGCTGGCTACCTCCGAGCGCGTGAAGGAAGCCGCGCTCGCCATGAAGCAGGCGCTTGATGCCCAGAAGCGCGCCGGCGCGCTGATCGAGTTGGCCATCGCCGAGGGGGTCCTCTTCGAGAGCGCCCGCCAATGGCGCGACGCCTGGATCAACTGGCCGGCGAAGGTCGGCCCGCTGCTGGCGGCCGACCTGGGCCTGGAGGCGGCCAAAGTCGTCGAGGCGCTGAATCCCTATGTCCACCAGCAGCTTGAGGAGCTTGGAGAGCCCCAGCCCGCCGCCTTCACCGAAGGCTGACCGGCTCCGGCTCTCCGCCCGGCGGGGCTGGACCCCGCCACCCCGCATCAGCGTTCCGGATTGGGCCGATCGCTTCCGCCAGCTAGCCAAGGAAGCCGGCTCTACCTCCGGCCAATGGCGCACCAGTACCGTCGAAGTGGCCCGTGGCCCGATGCTGGCGGTGACCGAGCCGGACGTCCACATCGTCACGGCGATGGTCTCCACGCAGCTGCTGAAGACCGCGCTGCTGGAGAACGTCTTCGGCTTCTTCGCCCATCTTGACCCCGCGCCGATGCTGCTGCTGCAGCCGAAGGAGGCGGCGGCCGAGCAGTTCTCGAAAGAGCGCATCACGCCGATGGTGCGGGCGACGCCCGTGCTGCGCGGCCTGATCGGCACCGCCAAGACGCGCAAGGCCGACGAGACGCTGCTCTTCAAGAGCTTCCCCGGCGGCTTCCTGGCGCTGGCCGGCGCCGGCAGCCCGGACAACTTGGCGCGCCGGCCGATCCGGGTGCTGCTCTGCGACGAGGTGGACAAATACCCGGTCACCCGCGAGGGTGATCCCATCGCGCTGGCGGAGGAACGCACCGCCACCTTCGGCGTCAACTGGCTCAGCCTGCGGGTCTGCTCGCCCACCGTCGAGGACGAAAGCCGCATTGCCGCCAGCTATGCCGACAGCGACCAGCGGCGTGGCTCGGTGCAGTGTCCGCACTGCCGGCATCGGCAGTTCCTGGACTTCTTCAAGCATGTCGATTGGGACAAGGACGTCACGCCGCAGGGTGTGACGCACCATCCGGAGACAGCGCAGATCTATTGCGAAGCATGCCGGCGACCCTGGTCGGAGGGCGAGCGCCTGCGGGCGCTGCAGACGACCCGGCACCACCAGACGCGGCCCTTCAAGTGCTGCGGTGAGTTGCAGTTTCCGCTGGAGGCTTATGAGCGCGCCTGGCGCGCGGCGCGGGAGGCCGAGGACGGCACAGCCGCGCTAGATCCGGTGCTGCAGGTCTGGGACTGGTGGAGCGGCCCGCGCTGGGCGGTCTACCGCGCCAAATGCGCCCACTGCGCCGCCTGGGCGGTGCCGAACAAGCATGCCGGCTTCCAGGCCGGCAAGCTGTTCTCGCCCTGGCAGAAGGACAAGCCCAGCGACATCGCCGACAAGTGGCTGAAGGCGCAGGGCAACGAGGACCTGCTGCAGAGCTGGTGGAATACCCAGGCCGGGCTGCCCTACCGCACCAACGGCGGCAAGGCGCTGGTGCTGGAGAAGCTGGCCGAGCGTGGCGAGCAATGGGCTGGCGAAGTGCCGCATGGCGTTGCCATCCTGACCTGCGGCATCGACGTGCAGCCGGATCGCGTCGAGCTGGAGGTGGTGGGCTGGGGCCGCAATGAGGAAAGCTGGTCGATCACCTACGAGGTGAGGGAAGGTGACGCCAACACCGACGAAGTGTGGGATTGGGTCGATGCCTTTCTGAAGCGGACCTTCCTCCGCGACGATGGCAAGCCTTTCGTCATCTCGGCCACCTGCGTTGATACCGGCGGCCACAATACCGAAAAGGTCTACCAGTTCTGCAAGGCGAGGCTCGGCCGAAAGATCTGGGGCGTAAAGGGTGAATCCGCTCAAAATGGCCAACGCAACCCGGTCTGGCCACCAAAGCGGCCGATGTCGCGCACCAAGGCTACCTACCGCCCCATCATCGTAGGTGTGAACGCCGCGAAGGACGTGATCCGCGCCCGGCTGGCGATTGAGGCAGCAGGTGCAGGCTACATGCACGTGCCGCAGGATCGCGACATCAACTGGTACGCCCATCTGCTGGCCGAGCGCCTGGAGGTGAAGGAAGCCAGCGGCCGCAAGTACCGGGTCTGGGTGCAGCTGCCCGGCCGGCGCAATGAGGCGCTGGACTGCCGGGTCTATGCCTATGCCGCGCTCTGCGGCCTGCTGCACTTCGGTCTCGGCCTCAACCGCCGCGCCGAGGAGGCCGCCCAGCCCTATCAGGCGACGCCGGAGGATCTCCAGCGCCGCGCCATCCCTGCCACGGCAGGCGAGCCGGCCCCGCCGGCCGCGCCGCCTCCACCAAAGGCCGTCGCGCGCAAATCGCGCTGGGCCTGATGAGGACAGCATGTCGGGAACTATTCAGAGCGGCACCTTCGCCGGCATGTCGCGCGACCTGCTGATCGCGCGCCGCGCGGCGCTGCAGGAGGCGCTGCTGTCGCTGGCGGCCGGCGAGAAGGCTGTCACGGTGGCCTATGCCCAGGGCACCGGATCTCGCTCCGTCACCTATACGGCGGCGGATGACACCAAGATCCGACTCCTGATCCGCCAGATCAACCTGGCGCTGGGCGTCGCACAAGGCGCCATTGCGGTGAGGTTCCGGTGAGCCCTCGCAAGCCCCGCGCCGCTGCTCGCCCGGCGGCCAAGGCGACGGCGGTGCCGGCGCAGGCCAAAACGCCCTCCCGCTCCCGCATGGGCCACAACGGCGGCCCCAGCATGGGCGGCATGGCGGGCGGCTTCGCCTATGACGCCGCCAACCTCTTTGGCCAGGAGATGGGGGACTGGAACCCCTGGCTCCGCTCGGCCGACGGCGAGATCAACAACGACCGTGACCGCATGGTCGCGCGCTCGCGCGATGTGGTGCGCAACGACGGCTGGGCCTCCGGCGGCATCACCCGCATCGTGGACAGCGCGGTGGGCTCGCAGTTCCGCCTGGTCGCCAAGCCCGACTACCGCGCCCTGGCACTGATGGGCGGCGGCCGCTTCGACGCCACCTGGGCCGATGAATTCGGCCGCGCGGCTGAGGCCGAATGGCGCATGTGGGCCAATGACGCCGGCAAGCATTGCGACGCCGCCCGGCAGCTGACCATGACGCAGATGTTCTGGCTGGCATTGCGGCACAAGCTGGTGGACGGCGATGCCATCGCACCACTGCTCTGGCTGCCGGAGCGGGTCTATGCCGGTGGTGCCCGCTACGCCACGGCGGTGCAGATGGTCGATCCCGACCGGCTGTCGAACCCGTATCGGCAGATGGACACTGGAGGCCTGCGCGGCGGCTGCCAGCTTGACGGCCTTGGCGTCACGGTGGGCTACCACATCCGCCAGGCGCACGAGGGCGATACCTACCTCGCCGTCGAATCCCAGCGTTGGGACTACTTCGAGCGCGAGACGCCCTGGGGCCGCCCGGTGGTGGTGCACGACTTCGAGCCGGAGCGGCGCACCCAGCATCGCGGCACCAGCATCCTGACCTCGGTGCTGGGCGCCATGCGCATGCTCTCGCGCTACGACCAGGCCGAGCTGCAGCAGGCGCTGCTGCAGACCATCTTTGCCACCTTCATCCAGAGCCCGCTGGATCCGGCGGACATGCAGAACATCCTCAACGAGGATGACGCGCTGAGCGCCTATCAGCAGGTCCGCAAGGATCATCACGCCACCAACCCGCTCAGCCTGAACGGCGTGCGGCTGCCGACCCTGGCGCCGGGCGAGGAAGTGAAATCGGTCACCGCGACGCGACCGAACAGCGGCTTTGAAGCCTTCCAGGGCGCGGTGTTGCGGCGCTTCGCGGCGGCCACCGGCCAATCGGCCGAGCAGCTGAGCTGGGACTACAGCAAGACCAATTACAGCAGCGCCCGCGCGGCAATGCTGGAGGCCTGGAAGACGCTGAAGCGCCGCCGCGACAACTTCGCTATCGGCTTCGCCAACCCGATCTATGGCGCCTGGCTGGAAGAGGCCATCGAGCTGGGCCGGGTGCCGCTGCCGTGCAACGCGCCCGCCTTCGCAGAGATGCGAACCGCCTACATGGCCTGCCGCTGGATCGGCCCGGCGCGTGGCTGGGTGGACCCGGTGGCCGAGCGCCAGGGCGCGGTGCTGGGCATGGAAGCCGGCTTCGGTACGCTGGAAGACGAATGCGCCGAGCAGGGCCGCGACTACGAGGAGGTCCTCGACCAGCGGCAGCTGGAGGTCGCGATGATGAAGCGGCGCGGCCTCGCGCTGCCGACCTGGGCCATGGGCTCGCCGCTCTATCAGAACCAGCAGCGCCCCGACCCGCAGCCCAACCGCGACGGCACCTGAAAGGCATCGCATGAAGACCACCGAACGTCGCGGGCTCCTGGGCCTGCTGGCGGCGCTGCCGCTCGCCGCGGCCGCGCCCAATGTCCTGCCCGGACCGGGCCGGCTCCGGCACGGTGAGTCTCTGCTGGCCAAGCTGCACGCGGTCCACATCCCGCCGCTGAGCCCGGAGGCGATGGCGGAGCTGCGGGCCGCCATGAACCGGCCGGGGCCTATGCCGACGCTCTGGCCCGGCGAGGCCTTCACGCCGCCCCACTCAGACCTGGCGCCGCCGGGCTGGGACACCCTGGAGAACGTGCGATGACCGCGCTGCTGCGCCCGCTGGTGCGGGCTTTTGTCACCTTGCTCCGGGCGCTGGCGGCGGCCGTCGCCATCCTGGTCATGGTGGGCCTCGGCGCGGTCGCCGGCGTCATCGCCGCCGTCATCCTGAGCCTGCTGCTGATGGGTGCCATCGTGGCGGGCGGCACCGTGCTGGTGGTCGCCGCGCTGAAGCACGGGCGGCAGGCGTGAACCACTTCCCGCACCTGGCGCAGCGCCTCTTCAACACGCCCATCGCCATCCACCCCGGCAAGGCCGAGGTGGTGATGGCGGCGCTGGCCGACCGGCTCGGCATCGCCCACCTGTTCCGGGGCGGCGAGATGCTGGGGCTGAAGCCCGGGGCCTTCGACCAGGACGACGAGGGCGGCAAGTCCTTCAGCCGCCGCGCCGAGGAACGCCCTTACGAGGTGGTCAACGGCGTGGCCTTGGTGCCCGTCACGGGCACCCTGGTCCAGAAGCTCGGCACGCTCCGCCCCTATAGCGGCATGACGGGCTATGACGGAATCCGGCTGAACCTGCTGGCGGCGCTGGAAGACCCCGAGGTGGAAGCCATCGCGCTGCTGATCGACAGTCCCGGCGGCGAGGTCGCCGGCTGCTTCGACCTGGCCGACATGGTCTTCCGCATGCGCGGCGAGAAGCCGCTCTGGGCCATCCTGGATGAGAGCGCCTATTCGGCCGCCTATGCGCTCGCCAGCGCCTGTGACCACATCACCGTGCCGCGCACCGGCGGCACCGGCAGCGTCGGCGTCATCGGCATGCACTGCGACATGTCGCAGGCGCTGGGCAAAGCCGGGCTCACCGTCACGGTGATCCGCTACGGCGAGTTCAAGGCCGAGGGCAATGAAGTCGAGCCGCTCAGCAAGGGCGCGCTCGGCCGCATGCAGGCCGATATCGACACGATGGGCGAGCTGTTCATCGAGACGGTGGCCCGCAACCGGAGCCTGAAGGCGTCGGTGGTGCGCGGCACCCAGGCCGGCACCTTCCTCGGCGCCGCCGGTGTCGAGATCGGCTTCGCGGACGCGGTGCGCGCCCCGAACGCCGCCATGGCGGATCTGCTCCGCTCGCTCTGATCGCGCCGCTTCACGGCGCCCCCTGACCCCTACGAGGTACTGATGCCCCGTTCCCCCATGCTGCGGGCCCTGAGCTTCGCGCATCTGCTTGGCAATCCCGGCACGAACGCCCGCGCCGAGGAAGACGACGAGCGCGACGACGCGCCCAAGAGCCGCAAGGCCAAGAGCCGTCGTGCCGAGGAAGACGACGACCAGGACGACGACGCCCCCAAGAGCCGCAAGGCCAAGGGTCGCCGCGCCGATGACAACGACGACGAGGACGACGCGCCCAAGAGCCGCAAGGCCAAGGGCCGCCGTGCCGAGGAAGACGACGACGAGGACGATGCGCCCAAGAGCCGCAAGGCCAAGGGCCGCCGTGCCGAAGAGGACGACGACGAGGACGATGCGCCCAAGAGCCGCAAGGCCAAGGGCCGCCGCGCCGAGGAAGACGACGACGAGGAAGACGGTCCCAAGGGCCGCCGCACCGCCGCCGAGGATGACGACGAGGACGAGGAGGAGCGGCAGGACGACGCGGACGACCGCGACCCCAAGGCCCGCGCCGCCCGCAAGCGCGAGCGCGCCCGCTGCGCCGCCATCTTCGGCTCCAAGCACGCCGCCGGCCGTGTCGCCGCCGCCGCCAACCTCGCCTTCAACACCAAGATGACCGCCAGCCAGGCCATCGTTGTGCTGAAGACCCTGCCGCAGGAAGAGGCCTTCGCTTCCACCGGCGGCGGGCTGGGTGAGCGCATGGGCGCCTATGGCGGCCACCGCCCCAGCGCCTTCGCGCCGCCGCCGCCCTCCGGCCGCCAGGCCAAGGCCAACTCCTGGGATGCGGCGGCCCAGCGCGCCGGCATCGGCCGCAAGTAAGGAAGGACCGACACCATGGTCTCCCCCGTCATCTCCGAGCGCTACTACAACGGCGCTTTCCTGATCAGCGAAGCCAATGGCTTCCGCTCGCGCGACACCGGCGTCATCACGAACGCTGGCGGCGCCGACCTGGTGCTGGATGCCGGCCTGGTGCTGGCGACGCTGACCGCCGACGGCAGCCTGGCGCCCTACGACAATGCCGGTACCGACGGCAGCGAGGCCGCCTCCTGCATCCTTTATGGCTCGGTGATCGTGCCGGCCGGTGGGCAGAAGACGGTCACCATCGTCAGCCGTGACGCCGAGGTGAATGCCTCCGAGCTGCGCTGGGACGCCACGGTGGATGCCGCCGGCAAGACCGCCGGCATCGCAGACCTGCGCGCCAAGGGCATCATCGCCCGCTGATCCGCAGCCTCGCGAGGTAAAGAGCGAACTTGCACAAATCCGCAAATTCGCCGCCGCGCGACCGCCTGCTCCTCCCCTTCGTATGCCCGGGCCGCGCCGCTTGGCGCGGCGCCAGCGGCTGGAGCATCTCCTCTGTGACCATCCTGAATCTGTTCCGCGACGACGCCTTCTCGACCATCGAGCTGACGACCTTCGTCGAGCGCACCCCCTATCTGCCCACCGGCCTCGGTGAGCTGAACATCTTCACCGACAAGCCGATCCGCACCACGGCGCTGGCCGTCGAGGAGCGCAACGGCAAGCTGACGGTGATCCCCACCAGCGAGCGTGGCGCGCCGCTGAAGGAGCGCACCACCGAGAAGCGCAAGATGCGCTACTTCGAGGCGCACCGCTTGGCGCATGGCGACACCATCATGGCCTCCGAGCTGCAGAACATCCGCGAGTTCGGCCAGGAATCCGTGATGATGCAGCTGCAGACCGAAGTGGCGCGGCGCCTCGCCGGCCCCACTGGCCTGACCAGCAACATGGAATACACCTGGGAGCTGCACCGCCTCGGCGCCGTGCAGGGCATCCTGCTCGATGCCGACGGCTCGGTGCTCTACGACTGGTTCGAGGAATTCGGCGTCCCCCAGCCGGCCGAGATCGCCTTCAACCTGAATGCCACCTCGCCCAAGGATGGCGACCTGCGCAAGAAGTGCAACGCGTTGGTGCGGGCCATGATGCGCGCCGCGCAGGGCGCCTGGACGCCCGGCACGCGCGTGCAGGCCATCTGCGGCGACGAATTCTGGGATGCGCTGATCAGCCACCAGGACGTGGTGAAGACCTACTTCAACTGGCAGGCGGCGCAGGAGCTGCGCCAGGGTTCGGCCTTCGCCTCCATGCCCTTCGGTGGCATCGACTGGAAGAACTACCAGGGCTCCAACGACAACGCCGAGATCGCGGTGGCGCCCGACAAGGTGAAGTTCTTCCCCGTCGGCGCCCCCGGGGTCTTCGAGCGCGCGCTGGCGCCGGGCGAGAGCTTCGAGTGGGTCAACACCCCCGGCAAGCCGATCTACGTGCAGCCGATCTTCGACCGCGACCGCAATGCCTTTTGGCGCCAGGAGGTCTACTCCTACCCGCTGCATATCTGCACGCGGCCGGAGATGCTGCAGCGGGGCAAGGTCGGCTCGTAAGGGCCGGCCACCGCCATGGCTGTTGATTTCGACGCGCTGACCAGCGCCGCCATCCTGAAGGCCTTTGCCGTCGAAGGCCGCGTGTTGATCCAGCGCGGCGGCGAGAAGCTGATCGAGATCGACGGCATCTTCGACCGCTTCCAGATCGAGGCGATGGGCGAGGACGGCGCGCCCTTCTCGATCAAGAAGACGGTGCTGGGCATTCGGCAGGCCGACCTGCCGCCCGGCGTGGAACTGCGCGCGGGCGACCGGGCGCAGATCCTCGGCCGCGCCTTCCACATCACCGATGTGCAGCCGGACGGCCTGGGCTGGCTGGTGCTGCCGCTCGGCTTTCTGGCGAGTGCCGGGCCATGAGCGACTTCCGCGCCGGTGTGCGCGACATCGTGGCGGCTGTGCTTGCCCGGCGCCTGCCCGAGCTGGGCGGCCGCGTCTTCCGCGCCCGCGACTGGCCGCTGCAGGAGGCCGAGGTGACCGCCGCGCTGGTCTATGGCTACGAGGAAGAGAAGACCCTCTCCGACCAGCAGAGCGAAACCTACGCGGTGGCCTGCACCATGGCGGTGCAGATCAAGACCGAGGCCGCCTCCCGCCGCAGCGTGGAAGTCGAGGCGGAGCTGGAGCGCTTCTGCGAAGCGGTCTGCATCGCGGTGATGACCGCGCCCGAGCTGCTCGACCCCGACAGCGGCCGCATCGAGCGCATCGCCGGCGTGAAGACCACGCTGAACATCGACGCCCGCAGCGGCGAGCGCGCGCTTGGCCAGGCGCTGATCGCCTTCGACATGCGCTGGCACGAGATCTACCGCCTGCCACCGCCGGTGATCGACTGCGAGCAGCCCGTCCTGTTCTTCCGGGTCACCCCGGACCCCTCCGCCACGGCCCCTTAAGGAGCCCCCATGACGCTGAAACCCGGGCCCGGGCTCGCCGTGCGCGACCCCGAGCTGCGCGACTTCCTGCCCGCTGAGGGCCGGACGGTGCCGCGCTCCGGTTACTGGCTGCGCCGCCTCGCCGATGGCGACGTGGTCGAGGCCACCACCACGGCCCCCGCGCCGAAGACGGAAAGCCAGGCCTGATGGTGAACTTCCGCGAGATCCCGTCCAACCTGCGCCTGCCGCTGTTCTTCGCCGAGCTGGACAACAGCCGCGCGAACAGCGGCCAGCAGAACCAGCGCACGCTGATCATCGGCCAGCAGCTCGCCTCGGGCACGCTGGACCCCGGCAAGCCGGTCATCCTGTCCAGCCTCTCCGGCGCCAAGACCGCCGCCGGCGCCGGCTCCATGCTGGCGCTGATGGCCGAGTGGTACCGCAAGCGCGATTCCTTCGGCGAGGTCTACCTGCTGCCGCTGGCCGATGCCGGCGCGGCCGTCGCGGCCAGCGGCAGCCTCGCCGTCACCGCCGCGCCGACCGTCACCGGCACGCTCAACCTCTACGTCGCCGGCATGCCGGTGCAGGTGCTGGTCTCCGCCGCCCTGAGCACGGCGCAGGTGGCCACCGCCATCGCCGCCGCGATCAATGCCGCCGCCGATCTGCCGGTGACCGCCGCGGTCACCACCAGCACGGTGACGCTGACCGCCAAGAACAAGGGGCTGGCCGGCAACGACATCGACCTGCGGCTGAACTACCGCGGCGCCGCCGGCGGCGAGAGCACCCCGGCCGGCCTGGCGGTGACGATCACGGCGATGACCGGCGGCACCGCCAACCCGGTGCTCGACACCGCGCTGGCGGCGCTGGGCGACATGGAATTCGACTTCATCGCCCTGCCCTATACCGACAGCGCCAGCCTGGACGCGATGAAGAGCTTCCTGGCCGCGCGCTGGAGCTGGGACCGCATGCTGTATGGCGGCGCTTTCACCGCCTTCCGGGGCACGCTGGCGGCCGCCACCACCTTCGGCCTGGCGCGCAATGACGCGCATGTCAGCGTGCTGCCCTTCGACGGCAGCCCGACCCCGGCCTGGCTGGTGGCAGCCAACTTCTGCGGCGCCTGCGCCGTCAGCCTGCGCGCCGATCCGGGCCTGCCGCTGCATGGCCTGGCGCTCGACATGCTGGCGCCGCCGGTGGAGAAGCGCTTCACCATGACGGAGCGCAATGTGCTGCTCTGGGACGGGTTAAGCGCCTTCCGGGTGGGCGATGACGGCACGGTCACCACCGAGACCATTGTCACCACCTATCAGAAGAACGCGCTGGGGCAGGCCGACGACAGCTACCTCTATGTCGAGCGGCTCTACACGATCGCCTACGTGATCCGGGACCTGCGCGGCTTCATCACCAACACCTTCGGCCGCTTCAAGCTGGCCAGCGACGGCACCAACTTCGCCGCCGGCAGCAACATCGTCACGCCCGCCGTCATCCGTGACGCCATCCTGGGTCGCTACCGCGCCCTGGAGCGTGATGGCTTCGTGCAGAACTACGAGCAGTTCAAGGCCTCGCTGCTGGTGCAGCGCAACGGCTCCAACCGCTGCCGCGTGGACGCGCTGCTGCCGATCATCCCCATCGACCAGCTGCGGCAGCTCGCCGTGGCGGTTCAGCCCCGCAACGCGGAGGGTTAATCCATGTCGGGCGCAATGCAGCGCATCTCCGGGCGCGCCTGGATCTGGATCGACGGCGTCCAGTATCCGCTGGTCTCTCAGCCGAAGTATGGCGTAGCCAAGGTGAAGCGCACCACGCTGAAGGGCATGGATCGCATCCATGGCTACGGCGAGGAAGTCACCCCGGGCTTTATCGAGGCGACCCTGCGCGACGAGGCCGGCACCTCGCTGTCGGGCTTCCAGGACATGGTCTCGGTCTCGATCACCCTGCAGCTGGCCAATGGCAAGCGGGTGAGCGGCACCGATCTGTGCCATGTCGATTCCGCCGAAGTGGACGCGAGCGAGGCCACCTACGCGGTGCGCTTCGAGGGCGAGGATGTGCGCGATGACTGATCTGCAGCATGATCTGACCGTCGAGGAAGAGATCCTCGACGTCCTGCCGCCGAAGCGCATCCGCTTCCCGGCGGTGGAGTGGAACCAGCAGCGCTATGACAGCCTGACTCTGCGCGAGCCGACGGTCGAGGACCTGCTGGAGGCCCGCAAGGTCGCGGATCCCTTCGACCAGGCCGTCAAGCTGATCCAGCGCGTGTCCAACACGCCGGCGCAGGTGATGCTGAAGCTGCCGCAGCGGGTGCTGGAGCGCGCCTCCGACTACTTCGCGCCTTTTACGCCGCCCTCCCCGGACACCGCTGGCGGGAACTGATCAGCGAACTCGCCTTCGCGACCGGGTGGGGCCCGTCTGACATCGACCGCCTGCCCATCACGCGGCTGCTGTGGTGGGTGGGTGAGCTGCGCCGGCGCGCTGCCGGCCGAGGAGAAGGCTGATGGCCAGCACGGTCAATGGCGGCGCCCTCAGCATCACGCTGCGCGCCGTGGACGGCATCACCGCGCCGCTGGCCCGCATCAATGCCTCGGCGCTGCGGGTGCAGAACAGCTTTTCCCGGCTCGGCAGCAATGTCGCCCGGGTGAGCGGCCTGACGGCGCTGGGCACGGCCGCGCGTGGCGTCGCCCGCTCCATGGCGCAGATCATCCCGCCACTGAGCGCGCTGACGGCGGCGGGCTCGGTGGCGGGCGTGGTGCACCTGGCCAGCCGCTGGGCCGCCTTTGGCACCCAGCTCAGCAACACGGCTTACCGGGTGCAGACCAGCGTCGCCGGCCTGCTGGCGATGCAGGGCGCCGCCCGCCTGGCCGGTGCCTCGGCCGAGGACATGGCCTCCGGCATGGAAGGCCTGGGCGACGCCCTGTCGGACGCCGTGGGTGGCCGCGACGCCAATGCGCTAAAGTATTTCCAGCTGCTCGGCGTGGCCATGCGCGACGCCGAGGGCAAGGCGCGCTCGGCTTCCGATGCGCTGCCCGGAGTGGCGGACGGCATCGCGCGGATCTCCGACCCCCGCCTGCAGGCGCGCGTCATGGCGGCGCTGCGCCTGCCGGCCTCGCTGCTGCCCTTCCTGAAGCAGGGCTCGGCCGGGCTGCGCGTCTGGGAGGCCGATGCCCGCCGCTTTGGGCTGGTGACCGAACAGGGCGCCGAGGCGGCCAAGAAGTTCGAGCTGGCGCAGACGCACCTGCAGATGGCGGGTGAAGGGCTGGTCAACACCATTGCCCAGCGCCTGGCGCCGGTGATCAGCCCGCTGCTGGAGCGCCTGGCCAACTGGATCGCCGCCAACCGCGAGATGATCGGCCAGAAGGTCGAGGAGATCGTCACCAAGCTGGCCGGCGCCGTGGATCGCTTTGTCTCCGGCGGCGGGTTGCAGAAGCTGGGCGACCAGATCCTGGGCATCTGCCGGGGCGTGGAAAGCGCCGTCCAGTGGATGGGCGGCTGGGAGACCGCCGCCAAGACGCTGGGCGCCGTGCTGGCGCTGCAGCTGCTGACGCCGCTGACCGGCATCGTCGGCGCGCTCGGCGCGCTGGGTGCCTTTCGGCTGCCGATCTGGGCGGCCCGCCTGCTCGGCGTCACCGGCGCCGCCGGCATCACCGCCGCCGTCGGTGGCGTGATGGCCATGAACAAGCTGGGCGAGCAGCGGGACAACAGCCCGGAGAAGCAGGCCGAGCAGCGGCGCAACTTCGGCACGCGCGGCGCCCTGGGCGGCTTCTACGGCGCCCCGGCGGTGGATACCCCTGGGCCGGACGCCCCCAGCCTGCTGAGCGGCCTGACAGCCGCCCTGCAGCGCAACCTGACGCCGGGCGGCCCGGCTCGCGCCTACACCCGCGAGGAAGCCACCGAGCGGCAGCGTGAGGCCTTCGGCTTCTTCCGCGAGAAGGGCTGGACGGCGGCACAGTCGGCCGGCGTGGTGGCCAATCTGCGGCATGAGAGCGGCGCCGGCCTGGACCACCAGGCGCGCGGCGATGGCGGCCGCGCCTTCGGCCTGGCGCAGTGGCACCCGGATCGGCAGCGCGCCTTCCGGCTCTGGGCGGGCAAGCCGATCCAGCAGGCCTCCTTCCAGGAGCAGCTCGGCTTCGTCCACTACGAGCTGACGCAGGGCCAGGAGCGCGCCGCCGGCGAGGCGCTGCGCAACACCCGCACGGCGGCCGAGGCCGGCGCGGTGGTGTCACGCCGCTACGAGCGGCCGGCCAACGCTGAGGGCGAGGCCGCCGCGCGGGCTCGCACCGCGACGGCCATGCTGCCGCAGCTGGCCGCCCCGCAGGCGGTACAGCCTGCCGCAGCTCCGGCACCAGCAGCCGCCCCCGCAGCAGCCCCAGCGGCCGCCGCAGCGGCGCCGCAGCAGGTGGACGTGAAGGTGCGGCTGGAAGGCCTGCCGCCCGGCACCCGTGCCACCACCACCACGCGGTCCGAGAGCGGCGTGCGGGTCGAGCGCGCCATGGCAGGAGGGCTCTGATGCGCTGGAGAGACGCGCTGCGCCGGGCCTCCTGGCGCGGCGTCGAATTCGACGTGCTGGCCACCGAGAGCCGCTTTGGGCGGCGCACCGCGCTGCATGAATATCCCTTCCGCGATGCGGTCTGGGTTGAGGACCTGGGGCGCGGCGCGCGCCGCATGCATCTAGTCGGCTACCTGGTGGGCGACGACGTCGCGCAGCAGCAGGACGAGATGATCGAGGCGGCCGAGCAGGAAGGCCCGGGCGAGCTGGTGCATCCCACCCTTGGGCTGCGGCAGGTCTCCCTGGTCGAGTTCGGCACCTCCGCCCGGCATGAGCTGGGTCGGGTGATCGAGCTGAGCTTCGTCTTCGTCGAAGGCGAGCAGCGCCTCTACCCGGCCAGCGCCATCGCCACCGGTGATGCGGTCGCGCAGGCGGCCAGCGCCCTGGAAGCCGCCTCGGAAGGCTCCTTCCTGGGCAGCCTCCAGGCGGCGGCGCAGGGCGGCCTGAATGCGGTCAGGCAGGCGCAGACCACGGTGCGCGGCTGGACCTCCACCGCCTCGCGCCTGGTCGGCAGCGCCACCCATGCCATCGGCTCGGTGGGCTCGCTGATCCCGGGCGTCGGCAACAAGCTCAGCCGCTACCTGAGCGGGGCGCGCTCGCCACTGGCGCGCATCAGCCAGGGCAACAACAGCGTCGCCGCCGGGCTGAGCCGCCTCAGCCGGGCACAGGCGGCGGTCAGCCAGGGAGGCGAGGACGTGCAGACACTGGCCGCCAAGTTATGAGCGGCAGCGCTTTCGCGGCGGCCGTGCGCCGCCTGGCGGCCGCCGTGGCCGCCGTGGCCGATGATCCGGCCGAGCGCATCCGCCTGCTGGCACCGCTGGCCCGCTACCGCCCGGAGGACAGCACGGCGGCCGACACCATCGGCACCGCCATGGCCACCATGCAGACGGCCGTGGCGGCGCTGTGCCGCCGCGCCGCGCTAGTGGAGATGGCCCGCGCCGCCGCCGCCAGCAGCCCCGCCTCCTATGACGATGCGGTGGCCCTGCGGGACCTGATCTGCGGCCTGCTGGAGGAAGAGATCCTCTCCGTCGGCGGCATCGATGACACGGCGGTGACGGCCCTGCGGGCACTGAAGACCGCCGTGGCTAATGACCTCACCGCCCGGGCGGCCAATCTGGCCGCGCTGGTGGAGGTGAAGACAGCGGCGCCGCTGCCGAGCCTGGTGCAGGCCTACCGGCTCTACCAGGATCTGGAGCGGGCCGATCAGCTGGCCGCCTATGCCGATGCGCCAGACCCCAACTTCCTGCCGCCAATCTTTCAGGCGTTGAGTCGATAACAGCGGTCGCTTCTGGATAAGGCGAGATAGGCACTAGCAGGGATGCTAACAAAGCTGTCGCTCAATCACGCGAGCGCCAACGCCGTTCCGGTCAATTTATTGGCCTCCGCCTGTAGGGTTGTTGCTGCCAGAGCATATCCATGAAGCGCGTCCGCTGCTACGACCATGCCTGCCCACTCCGAGCCGCCTCGTAATAGCCACGAACCAGAGTCGCCGTTAGCTGGAAGCGTCGTTATCGCAACATTCACAGAAACTGGCAGGATGCTGGCGCTCACTGGTGCATGAACCTGATACAGGCGTGTCCAGCAGGATCCGTCGATCTCCTGCTCCACGACGGCACCACCGATTTCGTAGCGGACGCTGCCGGTTGTTGCTCCATCCATGACGACCAGTTGCTTGTTCGAGACTGTCTGAGCAATGCTGGTGGCCTTGTTGACCGGTGTGGCTCCCTGAACCTGGATCAGCGCGAGGTCGATCTCGGTCATGTGGTTGCATCCGGTGCAGCACGATACCCCAGCTGGAAGTGCTACGGGTGTAACAGCTTTGACGCAGGAGCCGAGCAATCCGGCAGGCGTGAGGGCCGTGCCGCTCGAAATGACATGCCCGCAGGTCATGCCATAAACCGTGCCAGCGGCAGGATCCTTCAGAAAGCCGCCCAGCGTTCCTATGTTTCCAGTGGAAGACAGTATCCGATCCCCGGGTGCTCCAATCAACCGCGCTGGGGTATGGATCTCCACCACCGTTGGGATTTTCGCGTCGCGGGCGGCAGTGACGAGTGCGGCCCGCAATTCCAGAAGTGAAGGATTCGGCTCAAGGATTGGCTTTGAATAAATGCGCAGCATATAAGGCTGCATGGTCGTTCCACGGCCGAAGATCGCCATGGTAAAATGATCTACGGCATTGAACCGCTTTTCTAGATCAAGGCTGTCTGTTAGGCCGTTGAGTTCGAGAAAGCTCCAGCTGGGAAAAACAGGCCAATGCCGGATCAGTAAATCCGGATCATAGCCAGCAGCCCAAATCTGGTAGCAGGTGAGCCAGACCGGGTTGAGGTCGAGGATCAAGGCGTGTTTGAGAGGATTCCCTCGAATTCGCTCGCTCAAACCGGACACCGCATCGCGAAGTTCCGTGTCTTCATCCAGACGGCGATGGAGGATGTGCATCTCTTCACCCTGGCTCACGCCACAAGGCGATCGAGAGGCAAATCACGATAGCCTGGGCAGACAAGGCAACAATCCCATCGAACCAATCTCCGAGGAGGGCGCTGGATATTGGGTAGGCCCAGGCAAGAAAAGCCAAGGGCGACACGATAAGGTGGACGCGCCGCACGGCTCCGCTCGTCTCACGCCACACGTATGCGATTGTGGCAATAAAGAAGAGAAACATAAGAGCCGCCGGCACAAGCGGCCAGTACTCGGCAGTGATTCGGCCTTTAACAAGAGAGACGAATGCAGCGAAGAGCATCGTGTACGGAGAGATAATCTCAGCCGGAACATATCTCGCGATGCGTTCCAACGGGCCACTCGGCGTCTCCTCCCCGCCCTTCCCGGCTTTTAAGCCCGGCTTAGTGAGCACCACCCAGCGCGACATGTCGGCCTCCGTCGGCAAGATGATAATGTTCTGGTTGTAGAACGATTTGGCGGCACTCGCAACGCTAGATACTCTGAGAGTACTGCGCCTTCGGGCGCCTTTTCGATGGAACCTTGACATGCCTGATGACGGCGAGCTGACGCTCGTATCCGAAGGCCAGCGCCTGTCCGGCTGGCAGGAGATCCGCGTCAGCCGCGGCATCGAGCGCATTCCCTCCGACTTCGATATCCAGTTCACCGCGCGCTTCCCCGGCGAGGCGGAGGCGGCTGAGATCCGCGCCGGCTCCCCCTGCCAGGTGCTGATCGGCGGCGACGTGGTGGTGACCGGCTACATCGACCGCTATGCCTCGGAGATCTCGCCCAGCTCCCACGTCATCCGGGCGGTGGGGCGCGGCAAGTGTCAGGACCTGGTGGATTGCTCCGCCTATCTGCGCGGCGCGCACAAACTGAAGACCGCCGTGGCCAATGATCTCACCGCCCGGGCGGCCAACCTGGCCGCGCTGGTGGTGGTGAAGACGCCGGCGCCGCTGCCGAGCCTGGTGCAGGCCTACCGCCTCTACCAGGACCTGGAGCGAGCCGATCAGCTGGCGGCCTATGCCGATGCGCCAGA